GCTTGAACTAAAACACGGGGTGCTTTTTCTTCTTTTAACCAATCGTAACTCATTCTTCGATTAATTCATCTTTTGGTACAATAGCAAAATAATTAGTGTCATTAAATTCTCTTGTAGCCGTGTTATTAGTCTTACCATAACAATCATATAAACGATGTTTTAAATCTTGTACATCTGAATGCGTGTACCATAGCCACATTGCAAGAACTCCCGTTGCACCTTGTTTTTTAATTACTTCTAAAATTTGGTTTAAATTAATCATTTTATCTCGGTCTTGTTTTTTGTACTATTCTTTCTATCCAACTTCCGTTCAATGGTTGTGTACCGCCTAAAGCAAGTGAAATTTGTTGATATAAATCACCTTCCGTATTTCTTACTTGAAGTTTAATAGCAATGTCTAATAAAATATTATTGCTTTTTATATCCGCGTTATATGCTTTAGCAATTGATTGAATCCAAGAACCATTAATTGTTTCTGTTTCCCCAAGATTATTTGCCCATTGTTCTATTAAACTCATAAGATAAGTATTTGATTATTATATCCGTTTCCGTGTTCATAGTTACAAGTTCCGTGACAACATCCAGTACAACCAATACAATCAATCATAGGGCGTAAATCCGTGTCACGATTTTCTTCAGAAATAAATTCAGGAAAAAGATTCTTGTTTTTGATTAACCATTTAATTAATCGTTGTTCAAAGAATGAAGCCTTTTGTGCGTAGTGTTCCATTCCAAAAGCTACTTCACGTTGACTTACCGAACTTGAAAAATCACCGCTTTGAGTTTGAAGACCTTTGTTTTTAAGTTGATATGTTAAACCAAAAACCGCATCTTCAGCAGAACGCCACGCCACGATAGGTTGAATAAACTTAATTAACGTTTCTTCGTCATTCGTAGCCGTTTGTTGGTTATAAACATCGAGCATATAATTAAAGAAATAAGTTCCTAAAATTGGCATAACCCTAAGTTGTGCTTGTGTTGCTATATATGGAGTAACATCCGTAACGTCTACATTTGCCGTTATAGGTGTATTCGTCTTTAGGTAGTTTTCAGTTATAAAATAAAGCATTATGCAGGAGTTTCAGTTTTTGGAATAGGTACAACGTCACCACCTTCAATCGGTGGCAATGCTGCTAAAGCACGGATTTCGTTAGGAGTCATCGAACTAAGAACTTTCGTAGCTACTAAAGGTGACATCGCATTTAGTGAATCACTTGTTTTACTTGCGCTTTCTTCAACTTCAACGATTGTTTCGTTAATAATTTGAAAGTTATTAATAACTAACTCACCTTTTACTTTAGCGATATGCAATAACTCGTTAAATATATCTTGAACGATTTCACGTAATGGTTTTACTACGTTCTTTTCAAATATAACATATGCTTGTTTAATATCACTACCCGAACCTAAAGCACCCGTAGTACGAACACCCATTAATATAGGGTCTATTGTATGAGCAAAACATATTTGTTCGGTATTTAACGCTGACGCTTCTTGAAATAACTTATCGTTTGAATTCGTAGGTAAACTTTCAATCTTTGGCATTTGCTCTGCTGAATTAGCAAAGAATGCAACTGCTTTTCCTGCGTTTTCCGCGCCTTTTAACTTGTCAATGGTTCTTCGTAGCACGTTCTTTTCTTCTTCGCTTTGCGGTCTTTTAGGGAACATCATAGCAAAAGAAGGAAAAACAGCGTTCTGAATGTTTGATTTCGCTAAATAACTAAGTTCACCACTTAAAAAAGCAAAGTTTAACGCACTTGAATACTGCGGTAATGGGTAGTAATCTTGACCGATGCAAGGTAATTCGTAAATATATAGCTGTTCGTACTCGTTACTTAATGGGTGATATGGTTTTATTTCAAAAACATCTATTCTTGATGCCCAATCTTCGCATATAAAGTACGTTTTCCCGTCTTTAGAACGTCTTAATTTTTCGGGTGAAAGGTTTTCTACTTTGGTAAGTTTTCCACGCTCTGAAAAGCATAATTTAAAGTATACCCGATTATGGATTACTAACTGCTTTGTAACTATCGCAGCTACCTTTTTTAGTTTTATCTTCTTTTCGAATGCGTAAAGTTCTAATTTTTCTTCGTTTGTTAGCTTTTCAGTTTGAATTGTAAAACCACCACCGATTACTGCATTAACTTTATAGTCTACTATTGCCCCGTGTAACGGACTTGAATAGTACATTTGGTTTAAAGTTTCAGGATAAAGATTTTCAACTCCAAATGGCACGTATCCCGCGACTTGATATCGCCCGTTTACATAAGGTAGCGAAAGATTTCCACCGCCAATTTTAGCAAAAGGTGTACTAAAACTTTGATAGCCTTCAACGACTTCAATATTTTGTTTTTCACTTTGTTTAAATATATCGTACCACGCCATAATTAATCGTATATTGAATTTACAATAGCACCCGAAACAACCATTCTACCTTCTTCGATAACATCACCTGTAGTATCTTCTATTTCAGTTGGTGCAGTGATTGATTCATAAACATAATATGAATATTGACCTTTTACTAATTCTACGTCTACTGGTTCATCTAACAAGAATTGATTGTATCTTTCAGGATAAGCAGAAATATCAGTAGTAGTAAATAAAATAGGGTCGCTTTCTGGATTCATTTCATTTTGAAACACGAATAAATAAAAAGGATTCGTTAACGTACTAACTTCGCTTAACGTCAACACAATATTATTTACTTCGTCTTTATTTATGTATATCACAACTATATTAAATTAGTTCGTCTTTTTGTTTAAAAAAAAAAGCACCCCGAAGGATGCTAATTTTCTATGGAGATATGCAGAATTAAATTACTGATTGAACCGCACTTTCCAAAACCTCATATGACAAAAACTCGTTTTCCGCAGTTAAAATAATTTGGTATTTACTACCATCCGCACGAGCCGTTCCCGAACCTTCAGAAGAACCTGTTAATTGCAAATAAGGGAAGTACCAATACTTACCGTTAGCATCTTGAATGATTGCATTCAAGTATTGCTGACCTGCTCCAAGAACTTTAATAGCTTGTGACTTAGATTGGTCACGTCTATGGAACATTAAAGTAATTGTTTGAGTGTAGTAAGAAGAACCATTAACAAGGTCAATAGCTGCTTCTTCAGTATAAGAACCCGTATTGCGACGGATTTCAAATTCTGTATATACGTTTAAAGGGTCATTCAAGGCGATTGAATCAATTGTCCAAGTTAACGTAGAATCAAGACCAATGCTCGATATGTTATCTTGTTGATTAATCCATACCTTGTAAATCCCACCGCTGTTGTTATCACAACTTTTTACAATGGATTCCAGTGCTTCACACGACATAAGATATATATTTTTTTTAGTTATTTAAATAGGGGGTTTTTACACCCCCGTTATTATTTATTTTGATTAGTCAAAACAAGCTGCCCAAACTGAAATTTGCTCGGGGTTTGTATGATAAAAACCTGCTTTAACATTTGCACGTGTACGGATATATGGTTCTGCAACCGTATCAGTTAAGTTAACCGCTTTTAACGCTTTAGAATCACCTTCAGCATCGAATGCATAAACTAAATCATCTTTCAAAGAAGCAACGATTGTGTTATCAGGCATACCTTCGCAAACGATTACTTTAATTCCTAAGTAAGTCATTCCTAATGGAGCAGTAACATAAGTTAATGTGTTACCTGAAGCAGCAGCAAGTTCGTAAGCAGCAGCAACATTAGCAGAAACACGGATTCTTAAATCAGCTTTCTTGAATCTAACTGAAGCAGGTAAACCACCAACAACTGAATTCAATGTAGTAAGAACGTTACCGCTGTTCACAGCACCACCATTTGAATAAGCTAAATTAGCACCATCAGAACAAAGTTTAACTAAATGACCATCACACAAAGCTAAAAGCGGGTTTTCGCTTGTTGTGTCACCTTGCCATCTGATTAATTCGATATCTTCTTCGATTTGCTTAGCCATTGTGTCCCAATAGTAGTTCATAAAAGAAGCTACGGTGAAATCACCGTTAGAACCTTGTGTCATTTGTAAAGCAACAAAAGACTGCTCTAAATCGAATTGACAAATTTGTGCCATTGCAGAAAACGCACAAACATCGATTTCGATAGCGTCTAAAGTATCAGTAGGGGCATTAAAGTTACAGGTAGATGCTTGTAATATTGAACCGAAAGCAACGTTTGCTAATTTAGTTTTTGACTTAATGCCCGGCAAAGCACGATAAGAATCAGCAACATCAGCCGTTAGATAAGCACGAGAATAAAACTCGTTAGGATTTGGACAAAGCAAAGCATTGTTTTCGATATCCAAATCAAATTTTAATTTTCTTTCCATTTTTGTTTTTATTTGATTTTAGTTATTACTTAATTTATTTAATGCGCTGAACTTTTCAGCAATACTCATTTTAACTTCAGACTTCATTTCGATTTCGTCTTCCGTTTTTTCTGCTAACATTTCTTCCATTTGGGATTTTAAGTCAGCAATAATTTTAAGAAGGTTGTTAACTTGTTCTTCAAGTACAGGAGCAACAATCGCTAAAACTGCTTCAGCATCCGTAGCAACGTCAACCGCCATTTCTTCTTCTTTAACAAGTTCTTCGGGTTCAGGTTGTTCGTCAATAGGTTCAGTTTCGGTAGTCACTTCTTCTTCGACTACTGAATCCTCCATCGCAACCTCTTCTTTGGGAGCATCTTTAATCTCGATAATCTCACCGCCTTTTACGACATAGATTTTACCTTCGATTAAGTGTTCCCCATCGGGTAATTTGTTCATATTATATTTATTTATTTGATTACTTAATTTAAGACCTAAGAAACCTTCAATAGAAAAACCAACTTGTTCGGCTTTTACTAATTCATTGTAGTAATCTTTATCCGTAACTTGCGCTGTTATCATTAATGTACCTTTAGGAACTTCAATCCCGAAAGTACTAAATGCTTTATCGTGTTTGGGTTCGTCTACAATCCAACTTTCTAAAATATATGCGGGAACTTGTTTAGCTTGGTCGTGTTCTAAATTAAAGATATCTCGATTCTTCAAGTCTTGCATAAACTTAGCGTGGATTTGCTCGATAGTTTCTGCCGTAAATTGAACGTAGTATTCACCAGTTTCATCGTCACGCCTATAAATCTCCATTGGAATCATAGCTGGAGCAGTTATCCGATATTTTAGGTCATCTGAATAAACTAAATATTCTTGTTTAAACGCCATTCCTTTTATCTTAATAGCAGGATTGGAAGTAAACGCTATTTGTTCGATTCCTAAATCTTCGCCATCGGAATATTCGGGGTCTATCGTGATTTTGTAAATAGGTAAATCCTTTGTCATTCTCACTATATTATATTTTATTTATATTTGTTCAAAAATTATAATTATGATTGAAGTACTTGGAAGGCAAATTGCCAATAAAATGAACGAAATAACTATTGAAGAATTCGAAAAGATTTCTGCAATTCATAACAACAAAGAACTCGATAACATCGAAAAACAAATTAAAGTTTTTGAAGTTGTAGGAATTGACGAAGATGAATGGGATGACTTTCAATACTTCGTTGAAAAGACAAAAGAATTTAATACGGATAACTACGAACCTAAAGACCCTATCGGAGAAATAGAAATAGACGGATATACATATAAAGCCGAATTAAAACTATCGGTAAAAGATACGAAGCTAATCGAGAAAATGATTACTAAAGAAAATAAAAATTCCGTGTCCGATATTATGGCTTTGATGTTTAAACGAACGGATTTAAGCAATACGGAACATTACGATTCAGCGCATTTAAAACATAAATCAAAACTATTTAAAACACAACCTGCTGATATTTCAATCCCTTATTTAAATTATGTCACAGATACAATTACAAAACACGCGACTAAACAAGCTGCCGAAAGCGTGGAATCAAATAACGATTGAAACATTTATGGAACTTAAAACACTATCTGAAGAAGACGGTGTTTTTAATTACCAAATAGATATTCTTTGTACTTTACTTGATTGTTATCCCGAAGACATAGACGATATAACTATCGAAGAACTTGAAGAACTACTTTTAGAAGTTAAATTTATACGTGATGAACCGCCTAAAAATTATAAATCTCAAATAGGTGAATATAAATTAAAACCATTTAACAAAATAACGTTAGGTGAATTCATAAGTTTAGAAGCATATTTCTCTGATGACTACATAAAAAAACTACCTAACATCGTTGCAATTCTTTATAGACGTTTTCGTGTTAATGAATGGAGTGACGAAATACTTGAACCTTACAATTATAATTCAAATGATAGGTTAGATTGGTTTTTAGATTTTAATATCACTGATGTTTTTGGATTATTACCCGAATACATAAAATTTAGAGAAACAATCATAGAACAATACAAAAACTTAATGACCGAATCCTATGAAGACGATTTCGAACTTGATTCTAATATGGATGCCGAAGATTTAAAAGCAGTTGAAGAAGAAAAAAAGCAAAAGAAATGGGCGTGGGAACAACTTATTTGGCATTTATGCCAAGAAGATTTAACTAAATTCAATGCCGTTTGTGAACTTCCGTTAATACTTGTGTTTAACTTTTTAGGAATGAAAAAAGAATTGAACGTTTAGTATTCTAAAGCACTCCAAAACTCACCGAATAACGGATTAAAGTCATAGATTACATTTTGCTTTTTA